GCATTAGGTGGTTCAATTAGCGTTGGTACAGTTACAAGCGTAGCTGCCGGTAGCTACATGACTGGTGGTACAATTACTGGAACAGGTACACTAGGAGTTGATGCCGCAACAACCAATACTGCTAGTAAAATTGTTGCTCGTGATGCAAACGGTGACTTTGCCGCAAGAAACATCACAGCCACATTGATTGGTAACAGTACTGGTACACACACTGGTACAGCAACTGGTCTAGCAGGTACACCAAACATCACAGTTGGTACAATTACATCTGGCGCTATTGCGGCAACCGGTAGTATCACAGCAACTGGTGAAATTACAGCTTACTTCTCCGACGAAAGATTGAAGACAGACATCAATCCAATCGAAGGCGCACTAGACAAGGTTATGGCAATCGGTGGTTACACCTACAAGGCCAATGATCTAGCTCATGAGTTAGGCGTAGAGCGTTTTGACAACCAAATTGGTTTACTTGCTCAAGAAGTTGAAGCAGTAATGCCAGAATTGGTAACTGAGTCAGGCTTGCGTGGTTACAAGACCATTCGCTATGACAAGGTAGTATCAGTGCTAGTTCAAGCGATCAAAGAGCAACAAGCAATGATTGCAGAACTACAGGGACTTGTAAAGAAGACTTTACACTAAGATCAGGTAAGCAAAGGAGATAAAAATATGGCAGTCCTTCCAGCAACCGGATCGGCAATTACTTTTAGTAATGTTCGTAAAGGATATAGTAACTCTGCACCAGGTGCAGGATCAAACATATCCCTTCGTGGCACGCTTGGCGGTCACCTAAGTATTACCTCAGGCGCAGTTAGCCTTAGTTCAACTTTTGGTGGTCGTACAACTCCATACGCTACATAATAGTTTATGTACGCAACGGAAAAGGGGCTTCGGCCCCTTTTCTTTTGGATAAAATTTGCAATTCAAATCTGATACATATATCATAATAGGAGGGAGTTACTGTGCCACCACTTCAACAAAATCAGATTTTGCACAATGCAAGATCTATTCTAAGCCAAGTTCCATATCGAACTAATTTTGAACGCGAAAATTTTCTATTCTCAAATCAAGAAGGACCAAGATTCCTAATTGCGTTGTGTAGAGACATTGAATTTTTAAATGTCGAGTATGCCAAATCAATGAATGAACTGGAGAAGGCTGCAATTTTAGCAGAAATGAACATTATTTCAGCCAAGATTGAAGAAGTCAAAGCAACCATTGGTGATGACATTACTAAAGCCATCGAAGACGCTGAACCCCAATATTGGGTGGAAGAACTATCTCGACGAGCCGCAGTAGAAGCATTGGTGCAAAAAACCACTCCAGAAAATATGGGACAAATGTTAAAGCTTCCGGCCGAACTCTACGAAGAAGCTATTACAAAATGCCAGTATTTCTTAAATGTTATCAGCAAAGTAACAAGGCAAGCAGAGCGCAAGGCAAATCTATCAAATGTGCCTAGTTCAACAGTTGAATAAATTTAAACCGAGCAATGTTTAAAAAGAACTTATTTGATAGATACAGCTCACCAACCAAGTTAAGTGAGCAGGTAGTAATATGTGTACCAACCAATGGTCTGGTACATGCCGAATTTACTTTTTGCCTTATAAACGCAATTCGTTACACCGAAGCTCAGGGCATTCCGGTTGTTGTTGATATGGACGCTGGTACGGTATTAAGTAACCAGCGTCAGGTTCTGTTAGATACTGCTATCAGTAAACATCGGGCAGATCATATTATGTGGTTTGACAGTGATATGACTTTTCCTGAAGATACCATAGTTAGACTGCTTGAGCATAAAAAGGATGTTGTATGTGCCACTTACTCCAAGAGGGTGCCGCCTTTTCATCCTACTGCTTTTTACAATATTGATCCAGTTGAGCCCGTTGATACTTCGAGTCGAGAGTTAATTAGAATAAATTATACAGGTATGGGATGCTTGCTACTCAAGGCAGCAATCATTGATCATATGCCTAGTCCACATTTTCCTTTAGTCTGGCACCCACCTACTTCGACATGGCAAGGGGAAGACATGGGATTTTGTCAACTGTTGACTAGCAACGACATTGAAATCTGGTGTGATTTAGATCTCAGTCACTCAGTGGGTCATTTAGGTGTACAAGAGTTTTATGTGAATCAGGCAAGCTGACAAAAAAAGCACACCATCGGTTGATTTTTTTTAAGTTTACGCTGGCTGATATGTGATATTCAGGGTAAGCAGGGTCATTGATAATTGTTCTAAACATGGCCCCATCAAGCACAGTACTTTTCACCAATGACTTTTTCAATTCAATGTCGCCGGTGATGCTATACACCAAAGGATGATTCCACTGAGAGTCTAAAATCATTTTTCTTAGCTCTAGGTACCATCTTTCTGTATAGCAAACTGATTCTTTATAAAGTTTGTTCAACCATGGATTGTTCAACCATGGTCGCCAGCAGTGATAAAATTCAAGTTGGCGATGCGGCCCGTTATAACTAATTGGTAGCTGGCGCTCGGGTTTAACTAGCCTTATCATCACGCAATAACCCTTCTAGCGCATTTTTAAACCCGCGACTACTAAACATCTTGGCTGTGTTTCGATGCAATGGTTGTGGCCAACGCCATAAATCAACCCAACAGTAGCCTGAACTTTCATGATCTAGTGTTGGAATAAATTCATCTTTGCACAAAATTAGATAGCTTACATGTCTAAATCTGTTATCTCGACTGGTAAAAGTATAAACATGACTCATGGCCACGGTGTCTGGTACTCCTGGATACCCAAGTTCTTCACAAAGCTCTCGCTTGAGACCATTGAGATCACCTTCGTTGGAATTGAGTTTTCCACCCCATAGGCCCCAAGACAGTCCGTAAGACTCTTCCGGGCTTCTTAGTTGCATTAGTACTCGTTGAGTACTTTGACTGATGATTAAGGCTCCAACTGCTCGCATGATCTAGTAGTTAGTTAACAATTCTCCAGTAGCCGTGATCAAAAATGCCTTCGACTGCAACCGACCAGTCATTGCCATCAAAGAACAATTTTTTCATGGTGTTTGCGTTCACAGTATAGGCTGTACCGTTTACTGCACTGGCATCAAAGCTCACTACCCAATTTGAACCATTGTATTCAATAATGTCATTGGCTTCTGCAATCACATTACCCCAAAAGCCGTTTTGTGGTACGCTGTCAATGATCAAGTATCGTTGTCCACTAGCGACCGTAGGAATAGTTCCGTCGCCGGGCTTTCCTCTAGTAGGATCAATTACACCATTGACCATACCAATGGTGTTGGTTGGTAAAGTGGAATTATCCATTTCGTAACTTAACACATTGGGGTTTCCTTCAACCTGAGTAACCTTTAACAACACCTCTTGCGGATCATCAATGCTGCCTAGTTTAAGTCGTATCTCAGTGATACCATCATTGATACCGCCATAGTTATCAAAGTGTGATTTCCAACTTAGATTCTCACCAGTCTCTGGATCAATAATAGTGTTGTCTTTGTTTAACAACTGAACATAATCGCCAGTAACTCGTATGTGTCTGTCTTTGAATGTAATCCATTGACGACTCTGAAAATTACTGTTGATGATGATATCATCAATAAATCCAAAGTCTGCACCAACATTGTTTAAGATGCTGTGAATAAGAACCTGTCTCTTTACTTTAGCAGGCGGAGTTAGAAAAATAGGCAATTGGAAAATTAAGCTGGCAACATCAATGATGTCGTCGGTTCCTTGCGGGATTGCTCTGGCTGTCCATGTGATGTTAATTAATTCTACCACTGCTAAACTAGTCCAGTCGTAGGGATTTTGACTGCTCTGCAGGTTAACACTTGGATTGAATAACAAAAGTATTTGTTCAAGTAACTGCAACTTTTGCTCAGTGTTACTGGTCCACACATCCACATTAATTGTCAAGTCGTATGGAATAGGAGCATGTCTATCAAGCGTATATGTTTCGCCAACCTTGTCTTGGTAAGTGCTAGTGGTATCGTCGTAGAGCTTTTCATATATTTGAACAGATTCTTGATAAGTTGGAGTCATTCGGCGTTCAGCGTTAGGTAATAACTCAGAAATATAACAGCTAATTGCCGGTACGCTTAGAATAGTGTTTTCGCTGTTTTTGCGTAAAATGTGCTGACTCATGCGTGTTGTGTCACCGTAGCGCACAGGAACCTGATGGTAGTGATCAGCACCAGTACCATCCTTGCCCATCTTCACACTGAATCCGCTAAACAAGCGCATGAACTGAAGCAACCATCTGCGAATTTGTTGATCGTAAAAATATTGTTGACTCATTAGTTGTCGGCCTTAGGTTTTGGTTTAGTGAATACTTGACTCAGCGGCTGGTTGCTTGGTACTGTGGAGATGTCAGTACCAAAACCGTTGGCAGTTGTGTTTGCCGGATTTTGGATAAAGCTACCAGCGTTAACTGTGTTGGCTCTCCAGTCAGTGATTTCAACATCAAGCACTCGATGCCATTTTGAGCCTCGATAAGCAAATAGTCTATTGGGAGTAAAGTCAACTCGAATAAACAGGTCTCCTTGGTTAGGCTGGCTAGGGAATGTTAACCCTGTTGGTACATCAGTGGTGTCGCCGCGAGCCGCTGCCAACTCTCTGGTCATTACAGTATTGTCACTGATACTACCAGTTTTCATTACATTAATCGCAGGAGTGTAAGTTGGCTCGGTGGGAGAATTGTTTGGATAGCCAGCAGGATAACCTACACCTGGTGTAAACGACTCTGCACTTGCAAGTATGGCGTTGTCAATTTTAATTTCGGTTTGATAAGTGCTCAGGGCATTCTTTAAACTGTCAGCATCTTCAGGATCACCTAAGATACTGCGGTATTCTTGTGCATCATTGATTGGCGATACTTTAATACGCCACAGGTGCGGCCACCATGTTGGGCCAAAACCTTCTGCGGCACGGCTTGCATCTTGCACAGCATAAAATTTGTTAATGCTTTTGGCTGTAGCGTCAAGCAGTAAATCATCATTGAGGTGAGGAACTTCTATAACATCTCCGGCCATGAGTTTTCGACCCAATCTTTCTACCATTTCATTGGTGTGAAAAGTAATAAACAAAGTGTCAGCATTTAAAAACAATCCAAATTGGCTAAGATCAAAGTCTTGATCCGTGACATTATAAGTGCCGCGTAATTCGTAAATGGTTGTGTCGTACACGCGGTCTCGGTTTTCCATAAACAGCAGGTCCTGCATATCTAGCTCACTAAGTTGGTCCTGCTCAGATAATTTTGGTCTAGCAGGATCACTTCCATCTTCAACGGCAGCAGGTCCAAGATACTTATGGACCAAAAAAGAAGTTCCGCCCGCACCAACAGCTTCTCGGATCACACGATCCTGATAAAAGTAGTCCTTAGTTTTAGCGTTCTTCCAAAGCGATAATTTTGGCATATTTGATCCTCAAGCTATTTACCGTATCCTTTTGCTTGACAGCGTGACTGGAAGAAGCTATAATAGTCATATTGGATACATACTCCTAGGAGAGAACCATGGCACTAGCAACTAAATCTAAAGCACCTGTTAAGAGGGCCAAAAAGCCCATTGCCCGCAGTACTAGAACTGCACCTGCTACCAAATACATGGCAGATGGCAAAACCAAGCTTCGGGCAATTAAAAGCATTGATGTAAAATACCTAGGAGATGAACCTTCTTGGGAGAACCAAGATTCTTGGACCACAGAAGAGCTGAACTCGCGCTTGGGGCGAGCATTCAACTGGTACAATTACAATTGTGATGGCAAAGATGCTCGCGAGTTCTTTGAGGATTGGTGCGCTATAACTCCGGGCTATGAGGAATATCCAAAAAAGTTTAAACCATTGGCAGATTGGCACCTTGGCTCTACACTGGGCTACCGTTGCAGGATGTTCATGGCCGGACTTAAGGTAAAGGATCCGGAAAAAGATCTGGCATTTATTAATAAGCGCATTTCAGAGTGCGAAGAAATGCTGACAAAGCAAAAGCCTGCTAAGACAGAGCCGTCAGCCAATGAAGTAGAAGCAAAGAAAGAAACCATTCAGGACCGCCTGCGTGAAAAGTTTAGTGAAGTAGTAGGTGAGATTGAAGGAGCCATTGACGAATACTTTGACAGCAAGAAGGAGTTTGACACTTACAAATTCTTGCAAGCGTCGGGCCTACCGGCACAGTTTGCCGCAAAGATTCCAGAAATCTACGAGCGTCATATTGCTGAGCTAGAAGAATATCTTGAAGGCAAGTGCCCTCAAT